AGTACAATGATTCCAGAAATGAAGTGTGAGGCCTCTGGTTTACCAAGTATGAACTTAATTAAAAAATTCTCTAGTTCTGTTAAGACTGCAATAAGGAAGTTAAGAATAGATCAACTTGCTAAAGTTAACTATGATGAAATTGATATGATTAACTTTAATAAGGAAACTTATCCAGGATTCACATATAGAGAATATTTTAAACATAAAAATAAAGGAGATGCTGCAGATTTAGCTTTAAAAGTTGCAAAACAAAAGTGGAAATATATTTCTTCTCTTACTAAAGATGGCAAAGGTAATAAAATTGATAGGAAAAGACTCTTTCCTAATACGTACGTCGTCGGCGCTCGTAATAAAAGAGAACTTAACTATGAAGATTTTGAGCAGATTAGTAGCAGAGCGATTCACATGCCTGAATTCCATAATGAGATCTTAAATACTTGCTGGATGGAACAAATTACAGAAAGAATCAAATCTAAATCAGATGGGCCAATTTATATTGGGAATTCTATTGTACAATATCAAAGGCTTCAGAAAGACTTGGAAGGTTCTGAATTCTGTATAGAGGGAGACTGGAAGAAATTTGATTCAAGACTATATATTACTAACATCATAATCGGACTTAGTATTTTAAGATTATATTACAACCTAGATGATAAGGAAATTGATAATCATTTTATTTCAATATTTGATAATATTGGGATAAAAGATTATATAACTCCTGGAGGTCATTTATACAGAATGATTCATGGTCTCCCTTCTGGAGTTGTGATGACATCTTTATTAGGTTCAATAATTAATTTAGTTAATTTAATCTATTGCACAGAGAGTTATGATACTAAAAAGTTTAAATATATAGTTGGTGGTGATGATTTCCTAATTTCAGTATTTAAGAAGGAAGATAAGAATAAGCTGATCGAAACAATGTTGAATAGAGCAGAGGAGATAGGACAGAAATTTAAAATCTTAGAAATTAAAGATCTCTTGTCTCTGGAAAATAAAAATAAACCATGCTTCTATAAATACACAATTGATAAAGGAGAGC